CTAAAGTTCGTAAAAAAGGCGGGATACGTAGTCGAGGAATTGATCCTATGTTAGATCATACAGAGAAATAAAATGAAAGCAAAAGAATTTATACCAACAAGTAAGCCTAGAAACTTTGTAGCTAAGAATCAAAAAACTGCAGGCGCAGGCGCCCATCGTGATAAGAAAAAAGAGCAGAAACAAGGTTACGAAAAACATAAAAGCAAAGATGTTACCGAAACTGAATTAAGAGATAAAGAAGATTTAATTGCGAAGCGAAAAGCACTTCAAGACTTACAAATAGATCCTATCGCGTCTCAAGACAAAGAAATCAAGCAGGCTATCATTCAACGTAAAAACGATTTAGAAAAAGAAGCAAAGAGTAAAGGTATGACAGAAAGAATTCGAGATCCGGAAGATTGGGATGAGGGTAACACTGAGCCTCCGAATAATTTTGCTGTTTACATCAACGGTAAGAAATGGAAAGTATTTCAAGGTCGTGGTCAATATGCCGACGACTATCGTGAAAAACAACACTATCAACAATTAAAAGATTGGGCTCGTAAAAAATCAGAAGCCACAGGTAAAAAGTGGGAAGTATACGTTACTGGCGAACCTGCTACAGCATAATGGAACTTAACGAATTAAAACGTCTTGCTGGTATTACAGAATTCAAAGGCTATCAACCCTATGAAGGTAGTAATATAAGTATTACTGGTAACGAAAAGCGTCAGATAGAAAAAAAGCATAACATACAGCCCGGGACTCCTGAATGGTTTCAACTGTGGTTTAGTTTGCCTTACATGACTGGCGAGAAACCAGTAGGAGATAAAAAATGGTTGAGATAAGTGAATCAGCAAAAGCAAAAGTTATAGATCTTCTTTTAGAAGAAAATAATCCTAATTTAAAATTAAGAACATTTGTCCAAGGTGGAGGATGCTCAGGATTTCAATACGGATTTACTTTTGACGAAGAACAAAATGAGGACGATTTTGAAATAGCATTAGATGATAAATGGAAAGTAGTTGTTGATGCTATGAGTATGCAGTACATGACTGGTGCTATTATAGATTATACAGAAGATTTATCTGGAGCGAATTTTAGCATAAAGAATCCCAATGCACAGACAACCTGTGGTTGTGGATCAAGTTTTTCGGTGTAATACATGAGAGCTCACGAATTTGTCACTGAGAAAAAGCGTAAGAAACATAAATCTCGTCATGCTGCATACGGGCCAGGACCGTTTGGCGGGTATGGTTATTATGCAGGCTACAGCGGAGATTCAAGCGGTGATAATGGCGGTGGAGAAAGCGTAGAGCACGAAAACTTTGCCGATGGCAAAGTTAAGGGTAAAAGTCGCCCTGGTCGTGTAAAACGTTCAGGGGCTAGTTGCAACGGAAGTGTAACAGACTTACGTAAACGTGCCAAAAATGCATCTGGTGAGAAAGCTAAAATGTATCACTGGTGCGCTAATATGAAATCTGGACGTAATAAATAATAGATTATGAAATTAAAAGAAATATTAGAATCTGCTACTGTAGGAGCCACAAACGCCGGAAATGTAGGCACTGTGATTAACCCGCATATTAGCCCCGGAAAAGCCAGAGGTAAGAAAAGCTACACAGGTAGTCCAGGGAAAAGCGGAACTAAAGCTCCGCCGCAACCTAAGGTTTCTCAACCAAAAAACAAAGACGGCACAGCTAAAAACGCCTTAGATACACCAACTAGCTTGTTCGGTGAAGGTAATTTCATACAGAGATAAATATAATATGGACCTCGAAAAACCAAGACCAGACGATCACGAAGCAAAAATGGCAAGAGCCGATTGCTATAAATTGGCAGAATATTCTGCCAAATTATTTCAAATGATCAAAGAGGGTGAAGAATTAGACGGCTGGGTACAGGCTAAAATTACCAAAGCTGCTGATTATATTTCTAGCGTATATCATTACTTAGAGTATGAAAAAATGTCTAGAGAATCGATTAATTTAGGCCCTAGAGAATTCGAAGAAGCTGTTCAGGCTAAAGTAAAAGATAGCCTTGCAGAACAATGGTTAAACAAAAAACAAGGAAACTGAAATGGATTTCAAATCACTTATTTCTAAAATCAGCTCATTAGACACACCAATTGAGTCAAAACCTGCTGCAGAGGCACAGGAAGTTCTAAGATTAGACGAAGACACAGAATTTAGAGTTCTGGCTGGTCTTACTCCTCTTACTGAATCTTTGATTGCTGAAAAGAAATTAACTAAAGCAGAAAAAGATAAAAAAGAAGAAGTAGTAAAGTCTATGAAAAAAGACAAAGACGGATTTGAAAAGAGATACGGTAAGCGAGGCGAAGAAGTTATGCATGCCACAGCTACTAAGGTCGCTAAGAAAAAAGAAGAATCTGTTGAAGGCGACGACGAAGCATTAAACGAATACCAATCTAAAGATGGTAAGTATGTTCACAAAGGCAAATACGGTTCAGATTACGACGGTAGCGATCATCAAGACGAACCTAAGAAAAAAGAAAAATCCGGTATGACTGGTGCTGAAAGACGCGAACAAAAATCTAAAGATAAAGAACAAGACAAAGCTTCTAAAGATTATGAAAAGAAACATGGTAAAGGTTCAGTGACTCGTCATAAGATGGAAGGCGCTGAGTTAGACAAAGAAAATTTCCAAAAGAAATTTGATTCTATGGTAGAAGCTAAGAAAGAAAAAATGGCTAAGAAAGATAAGAAGATGGACGAAGGGTCGAAACCTGATTTCTTAGATCTTGACAAAGACGGCAACAAGAAAGAGCCAATGAAAAAAGCTGCTGCTGACAAAGGCGGAGATAAAAAAGACAGTGGTAAGAAAGGTATGAGTGCTGCACAGGCCAAATACTTTGGAAAGAAAAACGAATCTGTCTCAACTTCAAAGAAAGTTGTTGCCGAATCCGTTGAAGCATCGTCAAACTTTAGAGAACTAATGAAACTTGTTATCGAAAGCGGCGGTCAGCAAGCTATCGATCCGTTAGACAAGGCATTGTTTGATTGGGCTACTAGAGTAGCACAGAGAAAGTTTACAGAATCAACTAAAGCAGAAGTTTATGCTGGCCTAGTATACGAAAGAATGGGTGGCCGTTTTGAAATGTACGATGTGTTAAGCGAAGAACAAAAATAAATTTAAGTTGGAAATAAAAAGCCAGTCCTAGGTTGACTGGCTTTTTTTATGACTATATAATTGTCTTATAAGGAGAATAGTATATGGCAAAAATGTATGGTCCTGAAGAACGAGCTAAACTAGAACGTCTCATCAATGAAGGTTCAAATGTTCTACGAGAAGTAGAGGATCTTCAAGAGGGTCTTAAAGAAACAGTTAAAGCAGTAGCTGAAGAACTACAAGTAAAACCCAGTATTATCAATAAGGCAATTAAGATTGCACACAAAGATAATTGGAAATCTCATGAAGAAGAATGGGATGAAATTGAAATGATCTTAGGTGTTACTAAACATTTGCCCGAGAAGGATTAAATGATTAATGAATTATTTAGACCTACACTAGAATGGATAAGAGATGATTGGCGTAGTCACCCGTTCCGTTTTATGGTGGAGATTGTCGCATGGGCTATATCGATTGGATGTAGCATCACTATGGCGCTCACTGTCCCCAATCCACCTTTACTTATTTTGTACCCTATTTGGATCGCTGGCTGTGCCATGTATGCTTGGGCTGCTCATACTAGGAAATCGTTTGGCATGTTGGCTAACTACCTGTTATTGGTAACCATAGATACCGTCGGATTAATCCGTATGTTATAAATAAATCTGTAAAAGATGGTAGGCGTGGCCATAAACCGCACATTTGGTATTTGCGAGCCCTAAGTCGCATATGGAGAAAAATTGAGTTACGTTGACGCATTCTATGATCGCAACGACGATATTATTCGTATCGTCGAACGAGACAGCAAAGGTAATAGGCATTATAAAGACTATCCTGCCAAACACCTTTTTTATTATAAAGATTCCAAAGGCAAGTTTACTTCTATACACGGAGATCCGTTGAATCGAGTTTCCTGTAAGAATATAAAAGAACTACGGAAAGAACTTGCAATCCATTCAAATAAAAAACTATACGAAAGTGATATTAATCCAATCTATCGCTGCCTAGAAGATAACTATCTCAATGCGGATGCACCTAAGCTAAATGTAGCCTGGTTCGATATTGAGGTGGACTTTGATCCAGAACGTGGCTACGCATCACCGGAAGATGCATTTATGCCTATCACTGCTATCGCTGTTCACTTACAATGGATGAACACTATGGTTTGTTTGGCAATTCCGCCAAAAACTATTTCAATGGCAGAGGCAAAACGTCAAGTTGAAGAATTTCCTAACACTATGCTGTTTGATAACGAAGCAGATATGTTAGACACATTCTTAGATCTAATTGAAGATGCAGATGTATTGTCGGGATGGAACAGCGAAGGTTTTGATATTCCTTATACTGTCAATAGAGTAACAAAAGTTTTAAGCAAAGAAGATACTCGTAGATTTTGTCTATGGAATCAGTTCCCAAAAAAGAGAGAATATGAAAAGTACGGAAAGGCTGCTGTTACTTATGACCTTGTTGGTCGTGTTCATCTAGACAGTCTCGAGTTGTACCGCAAATACACCTATGAAGAACGCCATACATACAGACTCGATGCCATCGGAGAAATGGAGATAGGCGAGAACAAGACTGTCTATGAAGGTACATTGGATCAACTTTATAACAATGACTTTAAAAAGTTTATCGAATATAACAGACAAGACTGTGCATTGCTAGATAAACTTGATAAGAAGTTAAAGTTTATGGATCTTGCTAATACACTGGCACACGAATGTACAGTATTATTACAGACTACTATGGGTGCGGTCGCCGTTACAGAACAAGCTATTATTAACGAAGCACATAAGCGTGGTATGATTGTGCCTAATCGTATCGGTCGTGACGAAAGTGTTAATACCCAGGCAGCAGGAGCATATGTTGCCTATCCTAAAAAAGGTATTCACGAATGGATCGGTTCCCTGGACATTAACTCACTGTATCCTTCAGCGATTCGTGCGTTGAATATGGGGCCGGAAACTATCGTAGGTCAACTACGTGCAGATGGAACTAAGGCATATATCGAAGCAGAAATGGCTAAAGGAAAATCATTTGCATCGGCATGGGAAGGCGTATTCGGATCACTAGAATATACCGCAGTAATGAATCGTGAGGTAGGAAGAGAAATAACTATCGACTGGGAAGACGGAGAAAATGATACTCTAAGTGCTGCTCAGATCTACGATTTGATATTTGAAAGCAATCAGCCTTGGATACTGTCAGCAAATGGAACTATTTTCACCTACGAAAAAGAAGGTATTATTCCTGGTTTGCTCAAGCGTTGGTACGCTGAACGTAAAGAGATGCAGGCTAAACTTAAAGAATGTATTGCCGCAGGAAACAAAATTGAAGAAGAATACTGGGACAAACGACAGTTAGTTAAGAAAATTAACTTGAACAGCCTGTATGGTGCTATTCTCAACCCGGGCTGTAGGTTCTTTGATAATAGAATCGGTCAATCCACAACTCTTACTGGTAGAGCCATTGCTAAACATATGGCATCAAAAGTTAACGAAATTATCACTGGTGAATATGATCACGTTGGAAAATCTATCATATACGGTGACACAGACTCTTGTTACTTCTCAGCGTATGCTACGTTGAAGAAGGATATTGAGAAGAATACGATTCCTTGGTCTAAGGAATCTGTTGTTGAACTTTATGATACTATAGGAGAAACTGTTAATGGAACATTCGTTAGATTCATGCAAGACGCCTTCCATGTCCCAAAATCTCGAGGAGAGGTCATTAAAGCAGGTCGCGAGATTGTTGCTTCCAAAGGACTATTCATTACAAAGAAACGATACGCAGTACTTTACTACGACAAAGAAGGAAAACGGACAGATGTTGAAGGCAAACCAGGGAAGATCAAAGCTATGGGGCTCGATCTCAAACGTTCAGATACCCCGGTTGTTATCCAAGAATTCTTAAGTAATGTTCTAGAAAGAGTCCTTACAGGACAAAGTAAAGAAGAAGTACTAGGATACATTACTGATTTTCGTACAGAATTTAAAACACGCCCTGGTTGGGAGAAAGGATCACCTAAACGTGCAAACAACATTACAGAATACGCCAGTAAAGAGAAGAAGGCTGGCAAGGCTAATATGCCTGGTCATGTTAGAGCAAGCCTTAATTGGAATACGCTCAAAAGAATGATGGATGACAAATATAGTATGCATATCACTGACGGTGCTAAGGTTATCGTCTGCAAAATTAAAGATAATCCAATGGCTTATACATCGGTAGCTTACCCTGTAGATGAATTAAGACTTCCACAATGGTTCAAAGATCTGCCATTTGACGATGCCGAGATGGAAAATACAGTTATCGACGAAAAGTTAGAAAATCTTATTGGTGTTTTGGAATGGGACATCAGTTCAACAAGGTCGGATAACACATTCAGCAAATTGTTTGATTTTGAGTGATTTCTAGGTTGATTTTCATTCAAGATCTAAATATAATCTTAATATAAAGGAGAATTCTCAATGAAAGATATTTTACAAGACATTGTGTCGCACACACAAAACCTAGGCTTCTTAACAACAGTTAAAGTCACAGGCACAGAAGATAAAACGCAGGTATTTTCTATGGCTGACGACCGGTCAGTGATCATGGAAGGAGAAACTGCTAATCCATATCCAGATATGTTAGGCACATTCGGTATGCCTCAGCTTAACAAACTCAAGTATCTGTTAGACGGTGCTGAGTATAAAGAAGATTCTAAAATTAATGTAACGTTTGCAGAACGTAACGGTGAAACTATTCCTGTTGGTATCCACTTTGAAAACAAAGATGGCGACTTCAAGAATGACTATCGTTTTATGAATCAGGAAATCATCAACGAAAAGATGAAGACTGTTAAGTTCCGCGGTGTTAAGTGGGATGTAGAAATTGAACCTAGCGTGGCTGCGGTACAACGTTTTAACTTCCAAGCAGGTGCTAACAATGAGCATCCAACTTTCTTAGCAAAGACAGACGGCGGTAACCTGAAGTTTATCTTCGGTGATGCATCAACACACGGCGGTGAGTTTGTGTTTGCACAGAACGTAGCAGGTAAGTTAGATCGTGGTTGGACATGGCCAGTGTTACCTGTGTTAAGCATCTTAAAAATTGCAGACGTTAATAACACTAAAATGGCTTTGAGCAATGAAGGTGCTATTCAGATCACTCTCGATAGCGGACTTGCTACTTACAAATACATTATCCCTGCACAGGCAGCTTAATGATTAATTCTTTTACACAAGCATCTAAGTATATCACTGCATACATGGGATCTAACAACGATCCCTATTTCAGTATGTCGGCGCCAAGTGCTGGTATGTTGAGATTTAATGGCGACACAAGGAATATGGAAGTGTATGACGGCAGTAGTTGGAGACCAATGACGGGAACTTCGGCTAGTGTAAGTATGAATCCAGATGCAGAGAAAGCCATAGAATGGGCGTTGAAAAGAATTGAACAAGAGAAACAATGGTACGAGCTCGCATCAAACAACGAAGCAGTTCGTATTGCATTAGACCAATTAGAACAGGCAAAAACAAAATTAGAACTTACAGCAATTTTAGCGAGAGATTATGAACAAACAACCAGTTGACTTAACACCATTACAAAAGGACTACGCAGTTTATCTTCCTGCGATCAGTTCTTTCTATAGTACCTATGTAGACAAACAACGAAAAGAAGAATTTATACCTAATGATCGAATTCCCAAAGGATTCGACCGTGGTATCGAAGGTATGAACTTTCTTAATCCAGAACAAGGATATTTTTATTATAAAAATGCTTTGTATTCAGCAGGTCATGCACAATTAGATATCGAAAAGAGTCTTGATCAAGAACTAATGATACAGGCTAGAGATCGTTCTAAAACAATGATCTTAGGAGATTCTGGTGGATACCAGATTGGTAAGGGTGTTATTAAATTCGACTGGCAAGACTTCGAAGGCCCTGCTGCCAACAAAGTCCGTGAAAAAATCTTAACTTGGTTAGATGTTACTGCAGACTGGTCTATGATGCTAGACGTGCCTACCTGGGCCTGTGATAAAAATCATACTGAAAAAACAGGTTTAAAAACCTTTGATGATTGTCTTGAGAAGACACAATTCAATAACAAATACTTTATTGAAAATAGAGTTGGTTCTGCTAATGGTGGTACTAAATTTTTAAATGTTTTACAGGGTTCTAATTGGGAAACTGCAGAAGCTTGGTATCAAGGTGTTAAAGAATTCAGCGACAAAGCAGTATGGGGTGACAAAGCCGCTGAAGGATGGGCTATGGGTGGTGCCAATATGTGCAAAATGCCAGTAACCTTAAAGCGTCTTATCACTATGAAGTTCGATGGTATGCTAGAAGGTAAAGATTGGATGCACTTCTTAGGTACTGCACAATTAGACTGGAGTTGTTACTTAACGTCTATTCAGAGACAAATTAGGAAACATATCAATGAAAACTTCACTATCTCCTTTGACTGTGCATCACCGTTCATCGCAACAGCTCACGGATTGGTATACACTAACGCCCAACATACCCCTAAACGCTGGAGTGTTATCATGGATAAAGCCCCGGATAATAAGAGTCTTTCCGGACGGCACGATATACCTTTTCCTTTCGAGTCCGAAGTTGGTCGCAGACTTACGATCGCTGATATCTGCCACTATGCACCAGGAATGTTAAACAAGATCGGTAAAGAAGGTAAAACTTCTTGGGATTCATTTGCCTATGCATTGATGATGAGTCATAATGTGTATTGTCATATTGTTGCGGTACAACGTGCAAATCACTTAATGGATATCGAGCTAAAAAATAAACCTAGAATGCCGTGGAGAACATATCGTGCTAAAGTCAAAGACAATGACTACAGCGACGAAATCAGTGATTGGGTTCCTAGAAACATTCTTTACTTTGACAGCTTTGTAGAAGAATTGTTTGCCTGTAAAGATAAAACCGCAGCATTCGAAATGATCGAAACTGCTACTACACTAGGATTCTTAAACGGAGTGGAAGGTGCTAGACTGCGAGGAGGTGTTAAGAGTACATTTAATCAACACTTCTACGAAGAAGGCGAAGAAGAAAAATCTGCTTACACAGATGAGAGAGAAGACGAAGAACTTGACAAATTGAAAGTGGAATAAATGCGATCACAATCAACAGCTAAAATTCATGCTCCTAAATGTGCGTTACCAAATTGTTGTAATCAAGTAGGATACCATCGACGAAGTAATAAATTAGATGGTAGTCCTGTTTGGAAATGGAAGACATTTTGCGAACCCCATAGAACTGCACTACGTTTCGAAGTTGACGAATGGATGCGATCTGTTGGTTGTGAAAATAAACACGGCTACCTAGGATGGTTCTGTAAAGACCCTCACACAGAAAGTTTAACTATTGACCATCACGACGGAGATAAGTTAAATTCTTCTAAAGAAAATCTAAAAATTTTATGTGCTAATTGTCATAACAAGAAAACTAAAATTTTTGGAGATCACAAAAAAAGGTATTCGTATACCAATCCAATGTTTAATAATTTTTTCGAGGAGGTATGATATGTATGAAAGTCGTATAAAAATGCTTACCGAAAGCCATCGTTTATTGGATAATCAAATATCCGAAATAGAGAAAAATGGCAATTTTGATAATCAAAAATTGTCTGAATTGAAGAAACAGAAGTTGCTTTTTAAAGACGAAATTGCTAGACTTACTAAATTGCAATGGGAACAGGATCACGAAACTGTTGACTACGATGACGAAAGATAAAAAACATAAACCCAGTCAATTTTCTCTTAACAGGGGACAGATTGAAAAACTTGCTAAAATGGCTGCTCACTTCAAAGAAGTTGAGTGGTTTACTTTAGAAGAAAGTAACAGCAGCGGAATTGGTCCTGCCGTTGTTGTCAAGTTTAACCTATTCAACGATAGCGATAAGGACATCGATACTACCGTTGATATCACTGATGTAAGCACTTGGTAATGAAAAGAAATTATGAATCTGGTGTTAAAGAGGATATTATATTCTTTGTTGGCACTGAAATTGAAAGAACTCCTGCCTTTGGAATGAAAACTTTGTTTGTTGTAGGTGTTCACGATCCGTATATTATTATGGAACTGGCTCGAAATAACAAATGTCAGCATATCTATTTCGGCGCTAATCAAAGTTTTAAAACTCAAGGTGTCAATGATTCCGAAACTTGGCGACCTTGGGAAGATATGATCTATGTCTGCCTAGATGCCGAAGATGGGTTTTGGTGTACCCTAGATTTTGATGTCAGCGAAACGGAAGGATTACTAGAGAGCGGTCTTACCGAAAAGCGTAGATTTATTCCGCAAATTAGTGTAAAATTACCTTATATTAATCAACTAGGCTATAACGCTACACTAAAGATCGACGATAAAGATTTTTCAGCAACCAATCCTGGGGTATGGTGCCATAACCTACAGGACCTTCTGGGAAGAGATCGCTTCACAGACTGGGACCAATATGGCAAGGATGAGATACTTAAATGAGTGGTTATGGACAGGCAATCGCTACTATTGGCTCAGCAAATAAACAGCGAAGAATAAGAAAGGCAAAGAAAGTGAAGCTAACACTGAAACAACGTATTCGCAATTGGATAAACAGCGATGATTATGAAGAAGACTCTCTACAGGTCGTAGAGGCAGACAGACTTTCTAGTGACGGTATGCGTCTACAGATCTATAGAGCCAGCGGTGGCTATGTTGTAGAAACTCGTAGTTACGATAGTCACAAAGATCGCAATCTTAATAGTATGCACGTTATCACTGAAGATCAAGATCTCGGCAAAGCATTAGGCCAAATCGTCATGATGGAGGCATTGAAGAGATGATTATCAAGCAAGACATTCGACCTAACAAAATGATTTGGGTTACCTTTCGCAAAGAAGGTATTCACAAATATCCCGCAGCCGCAACTGATCCAAACTTAGCAACAGGAGATGAATATGATGTTTCGTTTTTGGCTAATCCCCATCGCCATATTTTTCATTTTAGGGTTTATCTTAGTGTCACCCACAATGACAGAGATGTGGAATTTATACAATTCAAGCGATGGCTCGAAAAACTGTATTCTAGCAACGAAGGTGTATTGTCGCTAGACTATAAGAGTTGTGAGATGATGAGCGATGACTTATATGCTCAGATTCATGCAAAGTATCCAGACCGTGAGGTTTGGATTGAGGTCTCCGAAGACGGAGAAAATGGTTCATTTATCAAGTACTAAACTAAAAGGAAGAAGCTAAAATGGCTCGTAACTACAAGGACTATTCTTATTTCACTAACCGTCCTGATGTCGTTAAAGTGTGGGAGGATCTTGAAGCCTACCACGACTATTGCAGATTTGAACTCTGCGATTTTAATCCTGCAGATCTTTATCGCAAAGATTCTGCAAACTATCAGGCTTACTTAAATAGTAGGCGTCCACGCAGACCATATCAAGGCAATAAGCCTCGCTGGGACAACAACGGAGATCGCGGACAAAACCGCAGACCATATGGCCAGAATTTTTCTCGTTGATCTAGAAGCAGTAGAAACACGATACACAGGCGAGTGGAAAACCCACTTGCCTGCGTTACTACGAAAGAGAGGACACGATGTTCAAATTATTGCTGGCCCTACGGATATTCCTAGTGCCACTACTCCTGGCGCCTTTCTTAATTTTGGCGGCACTAATATCTATAAGTCTAGCCAAGTTGAACAGATGGGCCGTTTATTTTGTAACGGAGCCGTTCATGCCGGCGATCACTTTATTTTTACTGATGCTTGGCACCCGGGTATCATAAATCTAAAGTATATGAGTGAACTGTTACAGATTCCTGTAACCATTCATGCACTATGGCATGCCGGCAGCTATGATCCTCAAGACTTTTTAGGTAGACTTATCGGGAACAAGCCTTGGGTAAGAAATGCTGAAAAGAGTTTCTTTCACGCTATTGACCATAATTATTTTGCCACAGACTTTCACATTGAGATGTTTATGCGTAATCTTCTTAATGACGAAATGTTTGAAAATCCTTGGATTGAAGAACAGATACAAGAAGCTCTTAGAGGGGAATATTCTGGTATAATAAGATCAGGCTGGCCAATGGAGTATATGCAAGACACTCTATTAATGTACAAAAATATGCCTAAGCGTGATCTCATATTGTTTCCGCATCGAATGGCTCCGGAAAAACAACTGCCTATTTTTGAAGATCTGCGTCAACAACTTCCTCAATATGATTTTAAGGTGTGTCAAGAGTATCCGCTATCGAAAAACGAATATCATAATTTACTAGGCGAGGCTAAGTTAGTGTTTAGTGCTAACTTACAAGAAACACTAGGTATCAGTTGGTATGAAGGTGCATTAGTAGATGCTATTCCTATGGTTCCGGATCGTTTGAGCTACAGTGAAATGGCGTTAGATGATTTCAAATATCCTAGCGAATGGACGGAATCATTTGAATCTTATAAAACAAATAGACACTACATTGTGGCGCAGATTATTGAGTACATGGAAAATTACAGACAGTTTTTACCTAGCCTAAATAAACAAGCAGATGCGTTAACACAAAACTTCTTTAGTTGTAATAAACTGCTAGAGATGTTAAAATAAAATGTCATCCACGACTATAACTCGGAGAATTATAATTGACAAACAAATTTAAACCAGATCCTGTATTAAATGAAAATATAAACACAGAATTCGTAAAAGACGAATTTAAAGATCAGTATGTTCCACTTCCCCAAAAAGTTTATGTTAAAGCTGGGGAAATGATGAGTGACAAGGGCTACGAAGAAGCATATCTTGGCGATCATCTTCGCTTTAAAATGAAACGTGAAGGTAAACGTTTTTGGGCAGGCGATAACATCAGCGACTTCTTACACGAAGGCGATAAAGAGAAACTTATTGACGAAGCCGCAGAAGCATTTGAAACAGTTCTAGATAGATTGCTTATTGATCGAGAAACTGATCCTAACAGCAAAGGTACAGCAAGACGTCTTGCTAAAATGTACTTTAATGAAATAATGGCAGGAAGATATGAACCAGCACCAGACGCTACAGCGTTTCCAAATGATACAGAGGACCGTTACGAAGGTATGTTGGTTGTCCGTAGCGAGCTACGCAGTATGTGTAGTCATCATCACCAGCCCGTTAGTGGCGTGGCATATATCGGCATCATTGCCGCAGAAAAACTCATCGGCCTTTCTAAATACACTCGTATCGCACAGTGGTGTGCCCGGCGCGGCACGCTTCAAGAAGAGTTGGCGAACGACATTGCCCGAGAAATCATGCGAGCTACAGGTGCCAAGGATGTAGGTGTTTATATTCAAGCAGTACACGGATGCTGCGAGAATCGCGGTATTATGGCACATTCAAGTTTAACACAGACTACTGTGCTAAAAGGTGCTTTCAAAGATGACCAAAGTACAAAGAAGGAATTCTTTGATAATATCAAATTACAACAAGACTTTGCCCCTAGATAAGGAAAATTATGAATCAACAAACTGAACTAAAAAAAGGAACCTGTGGCTGTGGTCGTAGTCCTACAGGAGATTGTATCGGATGGCACAGTCTGTCAGAAGATATGTATCAACATCAAAAAAGACTCTGGCTAGAAGAACAGTTTCGTAAAGATCAAGAAGCAGAACAAAAATAAAAGACTATAATGAATAGTGCAGAATTAGCCAGTTCTTTTATACAAAGAGTTAGAAATCTTAAAACTTTTCAAGTTCAGAGATCTCTTGACGACCCTTTATCTTTCACTAGGGGGCCTGTTCCTTTTGACATAAAAGCCAATCAAGAATATGCTTGGTTCTCTGTATTAGCAGTAAGTCAACAGGAAGCAGAAGAAATGGTAGATCGCTGGTTAGAAGGCACACATGATTAAACCGTTATTAGATGAATTAATGGTACAACAACAGTTACCTTCTAACGATCGAACTGTTCGTGCTTGGCAGCATATGGTCGCTGTCATTATGCTAAATCAAACTGGAAGAAAGGCAGTGAAGTATGTACTGCCTATATTTCTCAATCGTTGGCCCACTCCTAATAAATTTTTGTTCTCTACTATCGACGAGGTCAAGGAAGTAATTTGGCCGTTAGGTATGTACAATGTACGTTTTCAAAGACTTAAAAGAATGACTGCTGATTTCTTGCTTTGGGATGGAAATGATGCTAAACTGTTGTATGGTATCGGCAAATACGGAAGCGATAGCTACGAAATCTTTTTTAAACAAAATTATTCTGTGCAACCTACAGACAAAGAACTAAAAAGATATCTCGAAGAGGAAATTTTTAATGTTGTTGAAGCTACTTGAACGATTAGGTCGTAAGCGTATTATTTTTGATCGCGTACACAATGAACCGTATCTCGAACGGTATTATCTCTTTTTAAAAGAGCGTAACCGTTTTCCATTTAATGTATTTTTACACAAGTTCTTAAAAGGAGATCCGGATGACGTTCACGATCATCCTTGGCCCTATGCTACATTGATTTTGAAAGGTGGTTATTATGAATGGGTTCCGCAGTTTGACGAACAGGGCAATAAATCTTGTGAAATACGTAAATGGAGAGGACCCGGCCATTTTCGTATATGTAGCCCTAACTCTTATCATCGTATTGAGCTTAAGCCTGGCGTAACAGCGTGGACGTTGTTTATGCCCGGTCCTCACAAACGTGATTGGGGATTCTTAGTTAATAACAAATGGATTCAACACGAACAATATTTAAAGGAAAGATATGAACAAGCTCATATTTCAACAACAAGAACTTAACGGTCTTGTTAGCAAGATATGTAGAGATATTGTGATCAGCAGCTGGCGTCCTGATTACATTGTAGGATTAACAAGAGGTGGGCTGATTCCTGCTGTAATGATCAGTCATTATCTCAATGTTCCGATGTATGCCCTAGGAGTAAGCCTACGAGACGGTCAGGGCGGAGAAAGTAATTTATGGATGGCCGAAGATGCTTTAGGTTATCCTAAAAAAGAAATATTCGTAAACGACGAAAACGATATAGGGGCTGTATTAGATGCAGCTGGTTCACTTTTAGAACAAGGTGAAAACTTTAAGAATATTCTTATTGTTGACGACATCAACGACACCGGTGCTACTTTTAATTGGATAATTAATGATTGGCCGAGTGGCTGTTTGCCTAACGATCCTGACTGGGAACACGTTTGGAACAATAATGTAAAATTTGCAGTATTAGTTGATAATCTAGCTAGTAAGTGCGAAGTTAAAATGGATTTTGTTGGAAAAGAAATCAACAAAGCAGAAAACGATGTTTGGGTTGATTTCCCTTGGGAAGATTGGTGGGCAAAATGAATGAAAAAATAATGAATGATCAAGCTGAGTCTATAGAGGATAGTCAAGCACCTTGGGATAATCTTGTAGACGAGGACTATCACGTAAAAGTATTTGCAGACAAATATCCGGTTACAGAAGGGCATCTGTTATTTGTACCTAAATATAACACAGTATCTGTACTAATGGATGCATTTGAAGATGCTGTGCGTGACGGTATACGTATGGTTGAAGAAGGACAGTGTGACGGTTTTAACATCGGTTTTAATTACGGAAAGTCAGCAGGACAAACCGTAGGTTGGCCCCACGTACATCTCATTCCGAGACGTAGTGGTGATATGGAAGACCCTACTGGAGGCGTGAGACACGTCATACCAGAACGGGGCAATTATAGGAAATGGAAATGAGAAAAGAAATTCTTGATGCGCTAAGAGCGCATTTTTCAGCACACGTTTTAAAACATAAAATGAATGTAGATATTATGTTAGGTAACCCTATGGCCATTCACGATCATACTGATTTAATGAGTGCTATTGAAAAAGAAATGGCTATCATTGCCGAATATATGGATAAACTTGAAGTGTTGGATAAACATTTCAATATCTGATTCTTTGAAAAACGCTCAATGAGAAAGTACATCATTGGTTTTATAGTGGCTAGTGTATTATGGGTGATTCTTCTCTCTAATGTAGAAATACCAGAATATAAGATATATGATTGTGGTATGGCAGAATGGCATCCAGATATCCCACCTAGGGTAAAAGAAGAATGTAGAAATCGAAGAAAAAATGAAACAGAAACTGAAAAGCGCCTTTATGAGAACGGCAGAAATCTTCTCAGCACTTAGTCATGCTCGTCGCTTACACGTTGGTGCTATTGTAGTCAAGGATGATAGAATTATCTCTATCGGCTACAACGGTATGCCGGCTGGTTGGGATAACAACTGCGAAGACAAAGTATATGATTCCGGCGCAGGTGGCTGGGTAAGTCCAGAAGAGTTTGAAGCTATGTATCCGTATACTGAATGGAACGAGGATGCGGAAGAAGAATACAGATATGGCTTAAAAACAAAATCAGAAGTACTACACGCAGAGTCAAACGCTATCGCAAAATTAGCTCGCAGTAACGAATCAGGACTTAACGCAGATTTATTTGTTACACATAGTCCGTGTTTAGATTGTGCTAAATTGATATATCAATCCGGTATTAAAAATGTATATTTTAAAGAAAATTACAGAGACGATACTGGAATAAATTTTTTAACCAAATCAGGAGTTAACGTTGAAAAGTTGGACATTGACAGTTGAAGAAGATCCCGAAACCGGAGATAGTATTTTAACATTTCCTCCCGACCTGTTAAAAGAAGCAGATTGGAAAGAAGGTGATACTCTAGAATGGCTCGATCTAGGTGATGGCTCTTGGCAACTACGAAAAAAGAGTGTATAATAAAATATGGAAAAAATTAAATTAGCAGAGCTGTTTTACAGCATACAGGGAGAAGGACGTTTTATGGGCGTTCCTTCAGTGTTTATGAGAACATTTGGTTGCAATTTTAAGTGTGCCGGGTTTGGCATGCCTAAAGGAGAATCAACTACTGAAGTTGATCCTATTGCTAACAATGTACATCTGTATAAAACTTATGAAGAGTTACCTCTAGTATCAACAGGCTGTGATAGCTATGCTTCGTGGCATCCAGCTTTTAAACATCTGAGTCCTTTTTATAGCCCGGACGAGATCGCAGAAAACATAATGAAGATTCTACCATACGGTAAATGGGAAGATGAACATTTAGTTATTACTGGAGGGGAGCCTTTGTTAAAATGGCAAAATATCTATCCGGAACTTTTAAATCATCCTAAGATGGAAGGTTTAAAAGAAATTACTTTTGAAACTAATGGTACTCAAAATCTTACACCCGAATTTAAAAAATATCTATTAGATTGGGGTATTGAAAAAAGAGGTTACACTAGATTAACGTTTTCTGTTAGTGCGAAATTAAGTTGCAGCGGCGAAGAAAGATCTGTAGCTATTCGACCTGATGTTGTATGCGAATATCAAGAAGTAGGCTACGCCTATCTAAAATTTGTAGTAGCCACAGAAGACGACGCCGAAGAAGCCTTAGAAACTGTAGACATTTATCGTGCAGAAGGCTTTACTGGTCCTGTATATTTGATGCCAGTGGGTGGAGTAGAAAGTGTTTATACATTAAATAATCGCCGTGTAGCGGAACTGGCAATGAAAAATGGTCTACGCTATTCAGATCGCTTGCAGGTGCCTTTGTTTAAAAATGAGTGGGGAACTTAATGAAACTGATCAAAAAACTATTAGGTATTGATAAGATCCAAGAGAGTTTAGTGCAGGCACAAAAAGCTCTAGAAGAAGCAGAAATTAGAAAACAACAAGCAGAAGAATCTGCCAAACTTGCTCAAGAACAAGAAGAGTTAGCCAAATTATCGCCAAAAGATCGTGCTACTCGAAAGAAAGAACCTTGGGTCGGAGTCATTAATACTCACGTAAACAAAGATAACATTCGTAACGGTTTTTTTGAGCTTGACTGGAATGAGTTCTTTGTGCTACAATTAAAGCAAGACGGTTATGGTGCAGACGGTGACAAGGACGAGGAAATTGTCGATCGTTGGTTCCGTGAACTTTGCGCCAACGTAGTTGTCGATGGTGATTTTGGTGGCCCTGTTAATACAGGTGTTATAGACATACAATCAGTAAAGAAGAAAAATCAATGACCTATATTTTAGTTGATACAGCAAATACATTTTTTCGTGCTCGCCACGTAATCAACGGCGATGCTGATATCAAGTTAGGTATGGCTTTTCATATTACCTTAAATTCAATACGAAAAGCGTGGCAACAGTTTAACGGAAGTCATGTTATCTTCTGTTTAGAAGGCAGATCGTGGCGCAAAGATTATTATGCTCCCTATAAGCGTAATCGTGCAGATGCTCGTGCTGCTCATAACGAAAGAGAACAAGAAGAAGAACGTGTATTTTGGGAAGCATTTGATACATTTAAAGAATTTGTAACAGAAAAGACCAACTGTACAGTTCTACAAAATTCTCAGCTAGAAGCGGACGATCTAATCGCAGGTTGGATACAGAGCCATCCGAATGATAACCATGTGATCATCAGTACTGACACAGACTTCGTACAACTGATCGCCTCCAATGTTAAACAGTATAACGGAGTAATGGAACACGTTATCACACACGAAGGAATCTTTGATGACAAAGGCAAGCCCGTCATTGACAAGAAAACTAAAGAAGCGAAAGCCGCTCCAAATCCAGAATGGCTACTCTTTGAAAAATGTATGCGTGGTGATACCAGTGATAATGTCTTCTCGGCATATCCAGGTGTGCGTACTAAAGGCACAAGCAAAAAAGTGGGTCTTACTGAAGCGTTCGAGGATCGTGGCACCAAAGGATATGCGTGGAATAATCTCATGCTACAGAGATGGACCGATCACGAAGGTAAAGAACATCGAGTCTTAGAAGATTATGAACGCAATCGCAGGTTGATCGATCTTAGCTATCAACCCGATGACATTAAAGAAATTATTGCAACCACGATTGCAGAAGCTACTAATTCCAATAAAAATATTAACCAGGTTGGTGTGAAGTTAATGAAATTTTGCGGTCTCTATGACCTTAAGAAAATTTCTGAACAGGCACAAAGTTATGCGGAGCCATTAAATGCTAGATACAATATTAAAGAAGATCACAGCTTGTCCGTTTGATTTGAGTTGTGAATCTCGAACAGACACTTGTTGGGAGGAACCAATGACAGACTTACACGCAAAGCCAATTATCGATAATAAGTTTTGGATAATAGAAAAAGATGGAGAAAAAGTTGCCACTTTGAGAAAAGATGAAGATAACAGATTTGTTATGAGTAATCAATTAGGTATTAAAATTTACGATAATAAAAAAAGTTTAACTGATCAATTTGGTAAAGATTTTTTTGTTGCTAAAATTGTTCAAGAATCTCGATGCGCTCAGCCTAACGAAATTCATGGTTATAGCTGTAGTACTACACCCCACAATGCTATGTTTGATATAAAAAGAAAACTTCCTTTGTTTACAAAAAGTGAAGATTCAAAAAGTTTATACTGTGCCGGTTACTATGTTATTCGATTCGACAAGGGATGGGTAAAAAGTTTTTGTCCTAAATTAATCACTCTTCAAAGATACGAATACCAAGGACCTTTTAAAACAGAAATTGAAATGAAACAGGTATTATCAAATGTCTCTAAATAATATTCCAGCCAATTTAGCGTCTGTTGAAAAATTACTACAACGGGTAAATTCAGCAGAAAAGTCTAATCAAAAAGAAATTAGAATAACCATACAAGAAGCTAGAGAATTAACTAACGAACTTGCACTAATAACAGCTAAATTGGGTAAAACTATTCAAGAAATACATCAAATTTTGTCTGAAGTACGCGAATCTACTACTAAGATAGACGTAAAATTTGACGGCGGGTCTTTCTAAAAGATATAAATATATACGTGCTTAATTATTAGGACACGTATAGAAAAATGAGTAGACCAAAACCTCGAGTAATACTCGAGTATGCAAACAAAGAAAATTTTAAGGTAGAACAAATTCTAGATAGTGAAGCTATCTGGGCGGTATTCTACAAAGGCAAACCTTTTAATCTGAAAAGTGGCAGTCTCGTTTCTAGTTATCCTGGACCGAAGTATAAAAAGGTAAGTTTTTCAAATCCCGGTCATGCATACAATTTAGCAAAGAAGTTGAATAGAATTTTTAAAACCGCAGACTTTTCAGTTTATAAACTTACCGACGGCGAAGAACTGAAATAATATGGATCGAAAGGATACCTATACACAGGTATTTTTAAAAGCAGGCGGTGAATCATACGACGATTCGACCGTAAAAAAATTTAGATCGATATGGTGGCAGAACAATCGAGAAAAGAACAGCGGCGGATTAAGAATCACAGAAAACTGTATCGATTTTATAGAAAATCAAGCTAAAATAAAAACCTACAAAATCGACTTTCCTAAAGATTTAATCATAGGACCCCAAGTCCTAATTTGGTTAGATCAATTTATAGAATCTCCTTTTTATTTAGAAAAAAAATTTATCAAAGTTCTAACAGAAAAAGCAGCATTTGAACTATACCTGTTTTCAGGCGATGTTAAAAAGATGGGCAGTTCAAAAGCTCTTGCCAAACGATTCAACCAAGAATTAACTCCACAATAATTAGATATTATAAATATTTCACGATGTTAGATCTAAACCCATTAGACGTTTTGAATCAAAGATTTTTAAAATTTATCCCTCCTCATTTTGCTAAAATGAGATTATCCAAAATTGATTTTCAAATCAACGAAATCAAAGATTGGATAGATGTAAAATGTAAGAATCGATATTCAATTTCAAAATTACCACAGATTGACGAAAATGGTAAGTTGAATATAAGTGTGTTTGTTGGGTTCGAAGATCACAAAGAATTAACATTTTTTATGCTCGGATGCCCATTTATAAGGAGAAACCAATGACCGAAGAAATTAAAGAACAACAACCGGCCCCTGAAACTGCACAGCAGCAGGCTAACGGACAGCAGGTTACAGATCTAAATCTAAATGATCTTGCTGCTTTGAAAAGTATTATCGACGTTGCTTCATCGAGAGGTGCCTTTAAGGCAGCTGAGATGGAACCGGTTGGTAAAATCTATAACAAACTATCAACATTTTTAGATTCAGTTACTAAAAAGGATTAAAAATGAAAACCACAAAACACGTTGGTAAAATTAAAAACACAGGCAATAAATGCCTAGTTGTTTTTAGAACATTACCCGGAGAATCAAATATGGCATTGGTAGTAGAAACAGCTACGCTGCCAGATTCTTATCATAATGCACTTATTGATTTAGTCGATGGTGATCAATCTCAAGATGCATTTGAATTCGGAGAAATGTTATTTGTCAGACCGTTTCCGGACGGACGTCCTATGTTACGAGGATTGCAGGCCGATGGACGTCTTAAAAAGGTTGCAACGGATAACGTTGTTATGACACCTACGCCAAACAGCGAGATCAGTTTAGCTCAACTAAATGTACTAATATCTGAACAGAAAAATTGCACTATAGACGAGCTTTGCACATTTGTTAAAGGTGGTCCAAATGACCCGGGATTAGTTGATTCTAGAAAAATCAATAAAGAAACTCCGGTCAAGGAAACTACTCAAAAAGCTCAAGCAGCTGACAATCAAGTTTTAACAGATGCTGATATTGCTAGATCCTATCGTAGTCAAGCCGATGCTATGTATAAAGAGGCGGCTCGTCTTAGGAAACAGGCAGACGAATTAGATCCGCCTAAAAAGAAAACAACTAAGACTGTAGATGCCGAAGAGACTGTTTAAACCACCTAGTCATCTTGTAAAAGAATGGCCAGAGGTATTCGAAGATTTATATATGAATACGATGCCTGTGGCCTATCTTGAAGTCATAAGATTAGAATTCAAGAACGGAAGAATCTGGGAAATCGATATTAAAGAGCAGTTGTCTGAATCGCATAGTCAATTGGTCGCAGATAAACTAGTAGATACCTTTCAAGAATATCAAGAAGAAATTTCTAAAATTGATTTTAAAATCGATGTTGAAAAACTGAAAAAAGATGTTGAAAAAGAAACTAAGAAATTTTTCTAGTATTACCGTAGTGAATAACTTGTAAATCAGGATGGGTGAATGAGCGCCAAGGGTCAACAACAATTGACCCTTTTTCTATTTTACAATACAAATTTTGATCTTCTTTGTTATAAGTCACTCTCTTATTATGTGCCAGCAGAACAACTCCATAACAGCCCTTTATATTATCACCGGTTAGAGGATCAATGTAAGTAGGTTTATAACCTAACTCTTCACAGTAATGTCCTATTAATAGACTATAACTTCCGTCACAGTACGGAACATTAGGTTTATAAGATTTACCGTGAATAAAAATTTCTAAGGAGTGTTCTTTTGCCAACTCGACTAAAAAAGTTGCTAAGTTTTTAGATTGTACTTCTCTAGCATTCATTATAGAATCAAATAAGTCATACCCAAGATTTAAATTTGTCGCTAGATATCTTAAGGCAATATTATCTCTAGGATGACAAGAACCACCGTCTCCCATACCGGCTTTCATGTATTGAGGTCCCATAATTCTCATGTTGCTTTTAGCTAGTGCATCTGTAACAACATCTACATCAATATTACCTTGCTTCATAGCAACATCTTGTATCATATTAACAAGACCTATTTTAGCAGAAATAAAAGTGTTATAAAAAACCTTTATACACTCACACTCATCCCAAGTACCAATTACATATCTAGGATTATTTTCCATTATAGTTTTATAAAAATCTACTAGTTGCTTGGCATCTCCAGTTTCTTTGCCGTCCTCTGTTCCTATCATGACCATTTCAGGATTTACCATATCCCAGGCGACACTTCCCATCGCAATTAGATAAGGGTTGTAAATAAATCTTGTATTAGTAACGTACGAAATAAGATTTTTTCTAACAGTTCCGGGCAACACTGTGCTTATCAGTACTAGTAATTGATTATTGTTCATATGATAATTTGCTTCGCGGAGTACATCCTTTACTATATCATATTGAAAATCTTTTGGTTCTAAATGAGCAGTTGGTGCTCGACCGTCATAGTTACTATCGTGGGGAGTCGGTACAGCGATAAAAACTATATCTCGGTCTTTGACACAGTCCTGAATCGATAAAGCAATCTTTATATGCTGGCTTTCAACCTTTATTAAGTCATAGCCAATTACATCGTGACCTTTTTTTGCTATCTCTTCGGCACAGGGCAAACCTAATTTGCCTATTCCAATAAATCCAATCTTCATTTCTATCCTTATAACATAATTTGTTTAATTTCTGTAAGATTATCTAAAGGTGTTATTTTTCCAATTAAATATGTAGGAGGTCTACTTAAAAATGGGCAAACATAAACTGTTAGATGAGGTAGGGCTTTTTTAAGAAATTGACTGCTTGTTGATCTACCGTGATGTGTGCATACTGGATAATGAAACCCTGCATATACAACATTCTTAATATCATTATCAGTGAGATACTTTATCAATTCATTTAGATCAACGATCTCGGCATCGGGTACCAGCGACAACAACTCGTGTCTGTCTGCAATAAAATTTGACAATATAATCTTAAACCCAGATTCCTTTAATCCAATTAATCTTTCATTTAAATACTCAATAAATTTATTATTGATCTCAAATTCGGAATAATAGTCGTGAGAATATTTTGGGTTTGCGATATCCATAACTACTATTGCAGATTGATTACTGTTGATCATACACACTACTTATCATGGAAATAGAAATTAAATTACGCGATCTGAAAGTTAGGTTTCCGACTTTGAAAAATAAATTTATTGAAGAATTTGCAGAAAAATTTCATACTGTAAAAAACTGGCAGGGCCGTCCGGCAGCTTGGCCTCATTATCCAAATAATCCAAATCTTGATCTAATAAAACTACACTGGAACAAAATAATCGAATCATATTATCAATTATTAAACCTAGTCAACATAAAAGATGAAATTTATCCTCCAAAAGAATTTGATCAGACTAATTTTTATTTGAATAAATTACATAGAGTTTTTACAACAGCATTAGAAAAAAAGATTGTATTCGATCAAAAAATTACAGCATCTGAAAAAATTCTACAGTTGATTAATCAGATAAATGATAGTTGTCATATAATAGAATCTGAAGTAACAAACCCTACTTTAAAAAACTATTTTCCAAATAAAATACACGCATACGAAATTTATTCGATACCTCAGGACAAAACTAATTTAATTGATTGTAGAAAATATTTAGATTTAGTATCTCAAGATGCTGATATTTTTGCAGTTAAGCATATAACCGGAAAAGATTTTATGACAGCATATTTTAATGAAGACACTGCTGATTCATGGGATGTGAACAATGCTTGGGTGACTTATCCTAGTTTCTTATTTGACCTCAACGGCGATATAAGAAATTTTTGGCAGTCTGAGAATTTTAAAAACTGGCTCGATCTACATAACTATCAGGGCTCTATAGGATATATTCCTATAGCTAAACTAGACGAAGATGTAAAAATTAATTTAAGAAAGATGTTGAGCGAATCTTCAACCGAATTTCAATTACAACTGTTCAACTAATGCTTTTCCAAAATTTCTTCTTCTTCTGTAGTAGATATTTTCTAAAAACGTTTTCTTAGTCATTTGCCTGTTCTCAGGAAAATCAAACCTATAATCTGTATTCTTAAATAATTCAGTATCGTTATTTAGATAGTCTAATACGTTCAACCGAAATTGTTTAGTAAAAGGATATTGATTTATCTTATCAAACGTAACGATATATGATTTTTGGAACTCGATTAAGTCTTCTATCATATCATCATCAATATCTAACTGCTGTAAATATTCGGCAATATCAGAAAATATCTGATCATATAGCTGTTCTGTATTAACTTTTAAGATAGTTCTATGAATTAAATTCCATCCGTGTATTTCTATACCACCGATTTTAGGATGATCTATTTTTCCTTCTGTCATCCATTTGTTATAATAAAATTTTATAATTTCTTGTTCCTGTGAGAACCATTCTTTATTTTGTAAAAAAATAAGAAAATTGTCATAAAAATCTTTGTAGGAAATATTCTTTGATTTATACAGTATACGACTAATAAAATTAGTATATCCGTTAATATGAAATGTATTCAGGAACCACGAAAATATTTGTGCGTCTAACATTTCTAAAAAAGACATATGTTTAGTAGAAACTACAACGTCAACGCCTTCTTTTATTATGTCTTCTTCGTAACTACCCGACATATAGTCGTACACTGTCTGAGACTTTAATTCATATAATTTTTTTTGTAATAAATTCATTTCAGCATTGACAAAAAGTTGAGCCTGAAAAATATTGATACCTGTGTGTGCTCCCGAATCAAATAGCTGCCAAAAATTTTCTTTCCAAGAACTTAAAGTTTCGCCGGGCAGGCCGAGAATTAATTCAGTATATGTAGGAACTGTTTTTAATTCACATAATCTTAATATTTCTTTAATTCTGTGCTGTTCTAAATTTTTTCTTTTAATGTTTTCCAACACATCAAGATTCATACTCTGTACACTGACAGTTAACCCTTGATTAAATTTTTCTGACGAGATTAATTTTTTTACTATATTAATCACTTCATCTTTTTGATTTTTAGCCCAGGTCACACTAAATGTGTAAGGGTATCCATATGTATCTTGTACTTCTAATAACTTATCTGCTATTTGATTATCTCTTTCTACAAAAATTCCGAAGTTAGCATCTGTTACAGTTACAAAACCACACTTGTTCTTTCCGATCCATTCAAGTTCTTGAAAAACTCTTTCAAGTTCAAACTTTTTAACTTTACTATAAGTCAAAGATCCCCAGTCGCAAAAAGTACAGGCATAAGGACACCCCCTATTAGTTTCTAATGTGGCATTCCATTCTACTGTAGGATTGTCTGCTATAATCTTATCAAAGACTCCTTCTATATACGGGCTAGGAATTTCATTTAAATCATCTATTCTTAACGGTACACCTGTATCAATTAATTGTCCATTATCGTTAATAAGCAGCCCTGGGATCGAAACTTTGTCTTCTAATTCTATTATTTTTTCTAATAACGCCTTGAATGATTTTTCTCCTTCGTTTTTTATAACATAATCCATAAACGGATAATTTACGAATATGTTCTTGTCCTCTATTGGAATCTCAGGACCGCCAAAAATTAAAATAATATTAGGATTTATTTTTTTTAATAGTTTTGCTAATTCAAAACTATAATTCTTGTTCCACACATAAACGCTAAATGCAACAATAAAATCATTTTTAAGAAGTTCTGCTACCTTCTCAACAGGATCTCTTTTAAAAATAATTTCGTTAATTTGATAATTATTTTTTATTTCATTAAATTTATTTGCATAGGCCCAGATAACACCTACAGTATAAGGAAGATAGTAAGCATTTACTTCTATCGGACCTTGTCTAAAATTAGGCTGAACCAAACTAATAAATTTCATAAAAAACTTTCTAATTGCTCTCGAATAATTTTAATTGTTGTTTGTTTTAAAAATAATTTTTGATTGTGATCGCATTTTTCTAAGGTCAGCGAATCAATTACAAAATTTCTAGAAGCATTTTCTATAATTATACGTAACTTGTCTTTGATGTTTTCACAAGAATCGTATTCTTCATTAAATTTATTATCAAAAGTTTCATAACCTAATTTTTTAAGATAATTTAGAGTAAATGTATTTCCAAAAATTAAAAATGGATGTCCCATTAGTATCGGTTTATAAGTTTTTTCTGACACACATAAAATATTCGACCCGGCATGAGTTTCACTGACTAAACTATAATGTGTGTCAGTATAAAAATTTATAGGTGATGCTTGATTACTCTTATAGTTGTCGCCATAAATTTCCTGTCTTTTTATCACAGTTCGTTGAAAGCTTTCGTATTCGCTACTGTCATAATTATAAAGTTCATCAAATTCTTTTTTAGATAATATAGTATCTCTTGAATCTTCCCATAAATTACTTACCAATGCATCTTCAACGAGATTGTTCTTACATAGATAAAAAAATAAAGACTGTTTATTAGGTCTCATTACGTTATTAAGATTTAAAAATTTTTTCTTATTATTATTTTTTTTATAAAGTTCAAAACTTTCTAAAAAATTTTCTCCACTAAAACGCAAATGGCGACTTTTATGAATTAATTCAAAAATCCCTAATCCGATCATATTGATATCAGATAAAAAATCTATTTTTTTATTTTCGTGATTTTCGTTAACACGTATGTCACCGGAAATATAATGAACTTTATGAGGTAATATATTTTTACTTTTTAAAAATTCAATTAGATTTAACCAAGGTCGACGATAATAAAAATATGTGTTAGGTTCGGGTGCTTGATATAACAATAAAAAAACTTTGTCGTTGTCCTTGATATTATTCCAAATTTCCGAAGGTAATTTATTAAGGTCGGTATAGGATGTAGGTGAATTTAAGTTAAACAGATAATAACTATCATCAATTAAACTCGGAGTTGTTGATTTTGAATATTGTATTCCGCAGGTATCTAATAACCATTCTAATGTCCATTCATTAGATCTATCGCTGCGTGAGAAGGTAATTTCTTTTTCATTGAACACACTATAATCAAATCTTGAATCAGGATATAATAAATTAATCATAAAAACAATTTTCAAAAATCTTATTTGCTAAGTCATCATGAGATTCTCTAGGAAGATGTCCGAATCCGCAGTGTGACATTTCCTTTGTTTTATCTAGATAACAATCTTCTAATAAAAATTTATCTTCTAATTTTTTCCACACATCATTTACATAAAAACTTATTTGATCAATAGAATATGCATTCTGTTTAGGATTTATTCCGTTCCTAACCGGCTGCAATTTTAAATTAATAGGCAAACTATCTAATGCCGATAATGTCTTAGTATAGTTCCATATCATATATTGGTCGTTAAAAATATTATTCACACACCAGTTTCGAATATCGTTGGTAGGCCAATGCCATTCTAAAAATAATCTTGTTTTTATATTACCAGTATTATCAAATACAAAAGTTCTGTCGGGTTTAGTTAATCCTAAAATTACTAAATCAGTTGATGCAATTTTTCCAGAATGATAATCTCTAGAAATATTAAACAAATGTTCGTCTATACCTGTCCCGCCCTTTGATCTGTTTTCAAATTTTTTTTGAAGCTTTTCTGATAACTGTCCTCCCCAGGCCGCTCGATGATATAAATCAATATTCTGTTTGACTATGTCTTTAACAATATGTTTTCCATGATAAGAGTTATTCCATTCGACTATTGATTTAAACTGTTTTTTCCATTCATTACATTTTTCAAATGTCATATCAAACACTTCATGGTCAATGATTTCTTGACCTTCTGTCCAACTACATCCATAAAATAAAATACGGTCAAATGAATCTTTTTTTATTTTTTGCATTTTTTATTTCACAAAAATCTTATCTATCTGACTTTTCTGGCCGCAGGTCATTGCACAATAGGCTAATTTTCCTTCTTGTACTGTTTTCTTTTTCCAGCTTTCTGTATAGACATTGTCAAGATGTCCACCGTTTATAATTTCTTTCAATGATCGTTTGTTTAGATCAAATAGATCTTTACCTTCTTGATTGATTGCGTATCTTAGTTGAGTGTCCTCATACAAGTCGATCGTACTATCTACTCTTGTACCTACATAACAACACGGAAACACAACTCCATGACAGCTAACGTATATTTCTGTTTGTTTTTCTAATAAATTAGAACAATTACTTTTGCAATTTATTTCGTGATCATTGTATTCTAAAACATAATTACTCCAGTCCGGTATTTCCTCATGAGAAAATTTTTCTAATTTGTCTTTTACACCAGGATGGATTTTAGTTTTTTTAATTTCTTCAAGATATCCTATATCTATTTTTTGTGGTATATTTTTTTGAATTGGTTTGAATTCGTTAGTGTTTATCAATGACTCATCTGTAGGTGGTTGCAAAGTATAAACTAAGTCTCCATTTTTATCATATACTCCTCTGTCTTTATAACCGCCTTTACTATCTTCGAAACCTAAAGCTCTCTTCACTAAAAAATTTTTAAAGTTTAGTGATTTAGCTAAATTTCTTGCTTCTTCAATTTGATGCTCGTTGTGCTTAAAGGTTAAGTAATCCCAATATGCTTGAGCGCCTGTTGCAGTGTATGCCTTGACGTTTTCCATTAACACTGACCACTTGACATTCCTTCTGTACAAATGATTCGTATCTTCAAGACCGTCTATGCTGAAAGTAACTCTACCATTATTTTTCAGTAAATTACCTAATTCTTCCCAAAATTCTGGTTTTCTCAATCCGCCATTGGAATGAAATATTAACATTGTTTCTGGACTAGAAGATCTTATGTATTTTACAATCTCTATTAGATCTTTAGCCATCATCGGATCTCCGTGTGTTCCGCAAAATAATATTCTCTTTAAATCTCGCAAAACATCGACAGGAAAATATTTCATAAACTTTTCTAAAGTTATCTGATCTAATTTTAGATCGGGTCTTACTATATCTGTTGAATCGACAAATCTAGGACAAAAGGGGCAAGCGGCATTACAATAATTTGTAAGCTCTAGATGCATCAAAGACACTCTATTATTTTTCCATTGATATGTCATATCCGTTTTCCTTAACAATCTTATAAAATTCGTTGAAAGTTTCTTTAAAATTTTGTTTTCTATATTCATCGTGCCACGCCGTTGTTCTTAAAAATTCGTTCCAATATTTTATATCGCAATCAGAATTGTTCATAAATTCTAATACGCTATTTACAAAATAATATCCAGAAAGAGAAGGATTCACTGATTGTAAAATCTTTTCAGTGATAATCTTTTTGATGTCAGTGGGAATATTTACAATGCACAAATGAGTTGGACCATGGACTAAGTTGAGATATAAATTTTTTGTGTAATTGTCAAAAAATTTCATAATCTCGTCAATATAGAAAACATTTAAAGTGCTCACTGTACAACAAATCGAACAATGAAATCTATCGTCTTTTTTAGAAATTTCTAAAACTTTTAAAAAGTTTTGTAAAACCGTGTTCCAATCTGCAGGATATCTAATGTATGTCAATTGATTATCGATTCCATCTATACTAAAATCAATATACACTTTTTTAAATTTGTTGAGGACTTCAAATTTTTTATCGTCCCATAAAGTTCCGTTCGTGTTGTAATGAACTGTGATATTTTTTGCAAATCCTTTATCAATGGCAAATTCCATTATTTCCCATTGTTTCTTAACTAAGAATGGTTCACCGCCATAAAAATCAATGTGATCTACATTGTGTAAATTGTTTTGAAACTCTTTCCAAAATAAACTGTCGTCATCAAATGAATGATTATGTTCTAGTATAAAAGTTTTATATTTCTCATCAGATCCTTTAAAATATCCTGCAGCTTTCCATTCGTCATTCCAAAAGCTACTGTTAAACGGACCGCAAGTTCTACATTTAATATTGCAGGTAGTACCCATACTAATATCGAATAGCCGAGGTCCGTCTTGGTCAGTTTCTAACAAATGATTATATGTTTTATTATCACGTAACCTTTTACTGATTTTTCCGGCCGCTTCTTCTTTCCAACAATATTGACAAGCTGGATTTTTAATTCCGTTTTTTAAATCATCTCTGATTTTTTTAGAATCTTCGCTATTAACTATGTCTTGAAAAGAGTCTGTTCGGACATTAAATTTTTTTCCTTGTTTCTTAAAATGACCTTTCTGCATACAACAATGACTGCAACTACCGTCATTGTTAATTCGTAGACCATATAAAGCATTTACACATTTAGTCATAATATTTTTTTAATTCAGGAAAAAAATTTAAGATACTTTGATCTCTACGATCATCTGATTTTTTAGTGTATTCTACAAATTGTTTCCATAGCATATCAGTTGAATCTTCTTGCAGATTAGATATTAATTGTTCAAACTTTTTAGGATATAAACTAAACCATTTAGAAGTTTTAATTTTTTCTATTGCTGCTTCCTTTATTTCTTTAGGCAATACTTTAGGTTGTAAGTATTCGGGACCTATCAATAATTGCGTATATACGTTAGAAATTAATACCCAATCTTTGGTCGACATTTCATCGAAAAATTCAGTAGCAAAAAAAGCGTTATAGGCCATGAATGTACAATTTACAGTTATTTCTTTATTGTTACCCATAAACTGACATATCTTGGTAAGATTATTATCGACTGTATCTGTTTTAAATCCAGATCTAATGTATTCTCCCATATAACCTAGACCGTCGATTGATACGCTAAAGGTAACCTTTTTAAATTTTTTCCACAGATCAAAAATTTCGTACTTTCCATACTTAACAACACTGCCATTGCTTTGATAATAAATTTCAGCATCGATTTGATTTTCAATGCACCATTCTAGAAATTCATAATGCTGTTGTTGAACTAATGGCTCACCGCCAGCAAAATAGATATATTTTATTGATTTTAAATACTGAAAATTAACCTGACAAAAATTTTTAATATTATCAATACTTACAAAATTGTCAGTTGGTTTAATTCTCCAGCCTAGTAAATCGGCATCCTCGTACCACTTGGTGCTGTATAAAGGACCGCACATTCTACATTTATAATTGCAGACATTGCTAAATCGTATATCAAAATACAAAACATTTATTTCTGATAGCGATCCGTCTTCTTTGGTGTTGTCAACTACATCTTTCAATCGTGGTTCAAAATATCTATAATTACTGTGTTTTCTATGAGAATGGCTTCCGTACTTTTCTAATTTATAACAATACTCGCATACTGATGACGGTATATCATTTAACATATTCTGTCTCAGTTTATTCATCGATTCCGAATTATAAATTTCTTCGAACGAACCATCAGTAACCATTGGAAAAGGTTTTTTGTCATTCGCAACACAGCAAGGTAATAATTTACCTTTTGGATTAATATATAAATGCATCCAGGGTAAGATGCAAAAATAGGGCTTATCTTGATAATTCATACAATTGCTTACAGTTATTTAAAAATTCTATGTACTCCGGGAATGTGTTGTTGAAATTTAAATTACTTCTCTTATCGTATTCTGTGAAGAATTTATAAAAATCAATTCGACCATTTTTGATTAACTCTTCTGTGATTTTTTGACCGCCTTCGTAAAAATAATCTCTTACCCTTTTTAATTTTTCATATTCGTGTTCGCTGAACTTATTAAAATTATGCACATCGGGTATGTGTTCTCTTATGAATTTTAAATCGTCGTCAATGAACTTTCCAAACTCTTTTGGTAAAATGTTTATCATCCAGTGTGGAGGTTCTTTCAGATATGGTGTGTCAAAATGTATTCTATTTTGTCCTTTATTAAATTTTTTCCTTAATTCTAATATTTTTTCTAATAGAGGACGAAAATATGCTACAGATAAAACATTATATGTAATCATAAAAGATACTTGAAAATTAGGATTAGTATTCAAATATGTTTCTAAATTCTTTTCCCAAAGTTCGACATCTAAACCCCGACGCATATATTCTGCTTGCGAACCCCAGGCGTCAATTGAAGTATATAAAAAGAACGATTTGACTTTATTTGTAGTCAGCAAATTATTCATAGTTTCACTCATTCTTTTAATCTTTTCGTTGCTGACTCCGAGATTGCTGTTCATATTAAGTTCTAAGTCTGGACAAGGATCCTTATCTATCATATCTAACAATTTCCAGGTATTAGAATTCATTAGAGGTTCTCCTCCAGTGATTCGAAATACTCTTAAATCATTTTTAAGATTTGGCCACCATTCCCAGAAAGCATTGACATACGGGTTGGGTTCGTCATCAGAATAGACTTTCATTTGATCTAGAAATTCAATTCCGTATTGATTGTAACTTATATCATAATTTCCGTGTTTTTTAATCTCGTCGATCCATAAACTGCTAGCTTGAGGACAACAGTACCCGCATTTAAAATTGAAACCGTTACCAAAACTAACTTCTAAAAACATAGGATTAACATTAGTATCCCACGGAATAGACTTAATATACTCTGTTTCTTTTTGTGCATCTAGCCATCTACTAGCACTGTGAAACATTCGATCACTGTAATGTTCTCCTGGCAAATCTTCTATGTTCCAGCAGTAATAACATTCTTCAGGCCTGCCGCCTTCAAGCATAGTTTTGCGCTGTTCTTTTTTCCATTGAGTGTTATGTAACGCACTTACATCAATTTTAATCTCTTCGAGAGGAATCTTTCTAGGTCTAGGATGATAACAACTATGATTGTCTCCCATATGAAGATATAGAGTTTCGTTCCTCCATTTCATTAAACAGAATCCCGGTCCCACTGAATTTAGTGTATCTCTGGTTTTTCTAACCCTATCCATATAACTATTAGACACTGTTAATTCCTTTGCATTCGTTATAAAATTTTTCTAATTCTGGAAATGTTTCTAAAAAATCTGTATTTCTACGTTCATCGTGTTGACTAAAGAACATATAAAAATTTTCCATTGCTAAATTTTTATTAAATCCTGTATCCGACTTTATCCAGTCAATTAATCTTTGGACTTTGCTGATTTCAAAATCACTGAATCCTTTAAATTCATTCCATCTAGTTTCCGGATTATTTTTCATAAACTCTATTGTACGTTCTAACTCTGTAACCAATTCAGGAATCAATTTAGGATTTAAAAAATCAGGATCTATAAGTTGGGGGACATCGAACCACACTAATTGACGATTAGTGTTGTATTGTTTTCTTAAACTTAAAATATTTTCAATATAATTATAAAAACCTGTATAGCTCAAAGCATTAAAAGTAATTATAAATGTAAGACTGTGCTTATCTGCATTTTGTAAATAATCGCATACATTTTTATAAAGTAGATCAAAATTCATTCCATTACGTATGTATTCGGCCTGTTTTCCCCAACTGTCTAAACTACAGAATAACATAAAATGATCAATGGCATCGGCATCAGTAATTTCTTTAAGACTACTCATAAATTTCGACCACTGGTTACCCGGAGGGCAACAGTTACTGGTAATACTTAGATGTAAATCTTTTTTAGGATTATTTTTTACGTAATCAAACATTCTAAAAGTATTTTTATCCATCAAAGGCTCGCCGCCGGTCATTCGAAATGTTT